GGCAGGGGTAGAGGGGGGAGCTGGGGGGTGTGGCTATATGTATCATAGTCCCTCGAAAATACGCCCCACAAAAAAACAACCCCCGGGGGCTTTGCCCTGGCTTTGTGATACTATCTCGTAGGAGGGATATATGCAGTTTGACAATGAGGAAATCAACGCGGGTGTAGATAGGGTTACCGCGAGGCCGCTTGGTCGAAAGATCAAGGGGTGGTGGAATGATATTGTGGACTGGGCTACGGAGCCTGGAGAGCCGAGAGAAGAGGGTGATGCTGGTGGTCGAGCGAGGCCGTCTGATATTGAAGAGGGTATGAGGAGTGGGATAGAGGAGTTTCGTGAGAATGCTCCAGAGGGGCCTACGCCTGGGATGGAGATGGATGAGGGTAGGAATGAATATGGTGCAGAAGTGCCTGTTAGTGGGAGATATCGCCCTGAAGGGTCCCTTGATAGGACACGTTCTGAGCCTTCTGTGATGGCAGAGGTTGACTACATCAATTCGGGGTCTGGCCTGACGAGGTTTACAAGGATGACGCAGGCTATTGCTGAGATGAGTGGTGCGAGTGGTCAGGAAGAGCAGGCGGCGGTGGTGAGTGAGATTTTAGGCCGGGATGTTGCTCCTGGAGAGTTGGATATGGTGTATCAGAACCCAGCGGCAGTTGAGATGATTATCGTAGGATTGCAATGAGCGAAGCTGTGAGGAATCCGTGGGCTGACAAATCAGCCATACGATTTCAGAATTACATAGATGAATTCTTGGCCAATGGGGCTGGCGAGCAAGCGGAGTGGTTGGCGTTTCGTATGATGTGCCTGACAGACCTTGGGTTTTTGGCTCGTGAGATATTCAAGATGGACAAGATCAAGGATAGGAAGACGGGGAAGAAGCGGTGGTTCCCGCCTATTCATGAGCCGTTTTGTGAGCACTTACAGCAGGACAAAAATGGCTTGTATCATTTGTCCAGAGGTATGATGAAGTCAGGTATTATTGTTATCTGGGTGATTCAGAAGCTACTCAGTGATGCTGCCAACATTCGTATTGGGCTGTGGTCGCAGACTGCGGAGTTGGTGCAGCGGGAGTTATCGCAGATCAAAGACGGGCTTCAGAATGAGACATTGCGACAGTTGTTCCCTGAAGTCCTTATCGCGAGGGACAAGTGGGAGGTTGATAATGCGGACTCACTCACGCTTACGCGAAACATCGAAGGGGAAGAGAAACCATCTATCCGGCTTAAAGAGAATCAGATTGAGGTTTTCGGATTGGGTAAAACGGCGACTGGACGCCATTATGATTATCATGTGTATGATGACCCTATTGATGATCGTAATGTCACTACTTCAGAACAGATGGATAAGGTGAGGAATTGGTGGTCAGCGGTCCAGGCGATTAAAGAGCCGAGTGCTATTGAGAAGATTATCGGCACCCCGTGGCACCACATGGACATCTACGCGGAGATCAGGCAGCAGCAGTTGTTTGACAACGATGAGATATTCATTCGCAGGGCATGTGATGAAGACCTGAATGAAATCTTCTATCCGTTCTTCACAAAGAAGTGGTTGGCCCAACAGAAGCGTATTATGGGCGCACAGATGTTTGCCGCTCAGTACGCCCTTCAGACTCGGCCAAGAGAGGATAGGATGTTCATTCGTCCATATCCTACCTATACCGACAGGGACTTGCCGAAAGACCGGCACTATTACGTTGCGATTGACCCTTCCACCGGAAGAAGTAAGCGGCACGATAAAACTGGTATTTGCGTGGCGTGTGTGGATGCTCAGAAACCTAATTCGCTCTTTTTTGTGGAAGCAGACTCTCATCAGCTTCAGGCCGAGCAACTGGCAGACAAGATTATCTACCTGACGCAGAAGTATTCGCCGAAAAGAATAGGGGTAGAAAAGAACCTTCTATACGAGGGTCTTGAGGCGCTTATCAGGTACAAGTCACAGGAGAAGGGGCTTCTCCAACCTGAGTTGTATCCTATTTCCCAGGGAGGCGGTGCTGGCTCTCCGAGCAAGGCTGACAAGCTTAACAGGACGATTGGCGCTTTGATACGAGACCAGAGGGCGTACTTCACAACGAATATGGTCAAGCTCTTTAACCAGATGGATGACTACAACCCGAATACGCAGAAAAACGATGACGACATAATCGATGCTGCTGGGATGATGGTGCAGACTGTACCCCACTTCTCGGCGGCTCAGTGGTTTGGCAATGGACCCGAGGCAAAACCGTGGCAAACGGTTAGAGATTTTGATGCCTTGTTCTTTCCTCAAAAAACCGGCAGTATTAGAGATAGAGTTTTTGCAAACTAAGGAGAACAGATGCAACACATAGCAATGGCTTCACGCAACTACAAAGAGGACGACAAAGGAAAGGCGCTTTCAGTAGACGCTTCTCAGATCGCACACAAGTTTTGGAAGATGGGTGTAGTTAGGAAGAACGAAGGCGGCACACCGGGTAAGATAGTCGGTGAGTATATGACCGCTCGTATTGAAGTCGGTGGCGGCCCTCGCCAAGTTACTGTAGAAGACCTTGAGAATCTACTTGAGACGAAACAGCCGATGATGGCACCACCGGCAGACCTTAGAGGTCAGGGCAACGTGCCTGGGCCTGTTGTCACAATCCGACTTGGGTACGGTGATAACGAGTGGACTGAGGATGAGATCAAAGAGATCATATCCACGGTGAAGGGGAAAAAGAATGCTGGAACAACTGGTTCAGGAAATGGACCCACAAGAACTCGGGCAACTCGTAGCAAAAGTGATGAGTCCTGAGCAATTCATAAGACGAGGCTTAAACGAAGCGAAGGAGCCAGGTAACCGTGGTAATCTACGAGTTCCAGTGCAACAAATGCCGGAAGGTCTATACTCTTCCCCTCGACCCCCACAACGATGATTTGAGCTATCAGGACTGCCCGAAAGGTCATCCGATGGAACGAATCTTTAGTGCGGCGATTGGGCACATAGACTTTGTAAACGGTGGGTTTCATGGCGAGGGGATAAACCTTGGCCTTGGAAAGCATTTCAAGAGTGCGAGAGAGCGTGACTATTACGCTGAGAAGAATGGGTTTGTCAGGCAAGACAAATATGGGGGCGATGTTGTAGACACCGACTCATACAATAAACGACTTGCTGTGAAACAGAGAGCTGAGAAGCGGGCTAAGGAGAGAACATGAGCGACAAACAAAATTTTGATGACCAGCAAGGGATGAAGCGGCCACAAAGAATGCGTAGCGATCAGGGCGTTCCAAGCTATTTCACCCCTGGAGAGTTCAAGAAAACAGAAGCTCAAGTATCCGACGCATTGAACAGGCTTGGATACGAGGGCAACATTCAGCCGATGGTTGCAGAATGGATGCTTGATAACGGGTATGAGATTTCTGAAAGAGACGAACGCTCTGAGCAACTTATAAGCCCTCGAATGGCTGAGTTGATTCTTACCCAAGCAAATGAAGGTGTTTCTTCAGCCGGAAACATCTTCGTTGACCCCGACCCATCAGACTATCGGGGAATAGGCTCGCAGTCTTACGAAAGGCCAAGAGGAATGTAAATGGCTAAAATGTATAGCGAGAAAGCTAAATCTCAACTGATGCCCGAGACGAAAGAGGCTGAAGACAAGCTGAAGACTATTCGTACTCGCATTGATGACATATTTAACAACACCAAAGACGTTAGAGAGACGATGACTAGGAACTTGGAGTTGTTTGAAGGCAAGCTGTGGAATAAGAGCGATTCTGAGTTTGAAGGCGAGGATCGGTCTGAGATTCAGTACAACACTATTTTCTCGGCTATTCAGTCTGTTGCGCCCATGGTCACAGACAACCGGCCCATAACTCGTGTGGCACCTCGCTTTCCGTGGATGGAGAAGCTTGGAGCTACGCTCAATGATGTAATCAAGTATATGTGGTCAGCCCTTGATATGCAGATGGTGCTGTACAGGGCCGTGCTGGACGCTATGATTTTTGGCCACTCTATCTTCAAGCTTGGCTTCAACCCCGAGAAACAGTACGGCGGGGAGCTTGAGCTTACTGTTGTAGACCCAAGAGACTTCTTTGTCGCTCCGGGCTATGAGACGGTGTGGGACGCTCCTTTCTGTGGGATACGCACCGACAAGCCAGTTAGCTGGGTGCGGCGATACTTCGACGTTGATGAAGTCGAAGGCGCTGTTGATATGACGAAGAAGGACAAGACGAAGAAGAACTACAAGTTCGGCGATGTCTCGTCTATCGAAGACGACTGTATGTTTGTCACTGTGTATGAGCTGTGGACTCGTGATGACGAGGCGTATGAAGAAATCAGCACAGAGTATGAAGAAGACGGTGAGATCAAGAAGCGCAAAGAGAAAAAGCAGAAGTATCCATACGGGAAGATTTGCTACTTTACAGAAAAGCAATGGCTTGGCGAAGAGGCCGCTCAGGATGAGCACAACCTTCCCCCGTATGTTGAAATGTGGGACTACATCAAACCCCACGACTTCACTGGCATGTCAGAAGTAACCCAGATAGAAGGGCTACACAAAGAGCTGAACATGCTCCTGAAGTACCTAAGTGAATATGTACGCCGGTATCACAATCCAAACATCGCAATCGATACCCAGACGGGCGTTGACCCTGAACTCATTAAATCTACTTATTGGGAAGGGGGGCAGGCGTATACGTTTGATGGAATGCAGGCCATGGGCCGACCGATTGTGCAGAGGATGGAAGAGCCGCAGCTTAATCCTGAAGTGTTCAGGTTGTTCACCATCCTTCCAACGATAATTGAAGAAGTGTCAGGTGTAACCGATGTCACAAAGGGCCAGGTAGGAAAGCAGGAGCGACAGTCTGCAAGTGAGATTGCTATTCTTCTTGAGTCTTCGCATACAAGGACTCGACAGCGAGTTAGAAACCTTGAGTGGAGCCTGAAGCGTATTTGCTACATGCTATTGCGCTTGGCGCAGCAGCATTATGTGGAGCCTAAGACGATCTCCTACGAAGAGAACGGGTCACGTATCTACTCTGAGTACGGGAATGACAAGGCGATGGCGAATGAGATCATGCAACCACAGCCGCTTCCAAAGGTAACTCAGTACCGGCTTGATAACTCCTTGCCTCTGACGGATGAAGACAACCAGCGTCTCCAGGAGCATGAGCGAGAGGCGGCTGATTACAAGAAGTTCCTTGAATACTACAAGGACGAAGGCGAGCTTGATCCTATCTACTTTGACTTTGAGATAGAGATTCAGACTGACTCAATGTTGCCGATGGATAAGCAGGCGAGGGCGAACCTTTACCTCCGATTACTCCAGATGAAGGCCATTGATCCACAGGCAGTTCTTGAGTTCTTGCAAATACCGAACGCATCGGAGATAATGCAGAGGATGCAGCAGATGGCGCAGGGTGGTCAGGGACAAATGGACCCAAAGCAAATGGCCGCAATGCAACAGAATCCTGAGATGGCAAAACGCTATCAGCAGGCGATGCAGCAAAAGCAGGGAGGCTAATATGGCCGATGGAATGAGACCACCACAAGGCGGAGCACCGCAGGGCGGCGTACCGCAGGGCAGCGACCCAATGTCAGCAAATAGAACTGGCATGAACCCAGCAGACATGGCCTTTATGAAGAAGTCAGGCCAGGTCACCCCAGACATGACGTTTGGAGACTTCATGGAGAAGTCGTTTGGGATCAAATGGGACGATCCGCTTCAGGTTGGTGTTGAGAAGATGAAGAAGAACGTGAAGAACGCTTCCCCTGAAGGGAAGATGGATTCTATAGCAAATACGCCGGGGCAGGGTGCTCCAGCGAGTCCCCAGCAGGGGGCGCAAAAACCAATGCCACAGGGCCGCAAGCCGATGGTTCAATCCGGTGGGCTTGAGGGTCTTGTTGGGAGGATGTAATGTCTGACGAACAGAATGCTGCAATCGAGGCCCTTGATTCAGCAGCAGAAGACAGCGGGGCTGTCGAAGAAGTCTCCGGGGGAGACGTTGAGGGTAGCACCGGGGGTGCTAATGAGAGTGAACTTCCAGAGTTCCAACCATTTACATGGGAAGACGGGGACCAGAAGTACACCTTCAGTAGACGGGCTGAACTGACCGATTGGCTGTCGAAGAGACAGAAGGATCGCCAGGAAGCTCTGAGGAAGGCCCAGGAACGGGCGCAGCACTTTGAAAAGCGAATGGGCGAATTGTCTACCAAAGAGCAGACAATGCAGCAGGCGTATAGCCGCTGGGCGCGGATTGATGAGGCGATGAAGAAGAACCCTCAAGTCGCAGAGCGCATTCAGAAAGCTTTTGAAGAGGCGCAGAAGAGTCCTGGAAACCCCGACCTCGACAGAGTTCTTGAAGAGAGGCTAAAGCCCGTTCAAGAAAAGTTGAGTAAGTACGAGCAAGCGGAGCAGAAGCGAGAGCAAGAACAGCTTCGGCAAAAGGTGCTTTCTGACCTGAGAGGGTCTTACGAAGACTTTGATGAATCTTCTATAGCAGGAGAGATCAACAGGCTTCAATCAATCGGAGATGACCCGGTTGCACAGCAGAAAGCGCTGTATGAGCTTATCTACCATGCGATGAAGGGCAAACAGACCCCAGCATCGGTAGAGAGAAAGTTCGCCGAACAATCTTCTAAGCGCAGGCCACCGTCTGTTACGTCTACTCCGGGCCGAGGAAAAGGCGAACCGGATGTATCCAAGATGAGCAAGAAAGAGGCGCGTGAGTACGCGATGCAGTTCTTGGAGTAACGGTTTTCCTAACATACTTAGGAGGACGATATGGCAATTAGCATTGCTCAGATTAACGCTATCAGCAAGTCTGTTTATGACAAGAAGATCAAACAGTCTGTGTATGATGAG